TTATATTTTATGTATAATAATATTATTTATATTATATTTGTATTTATAATTACTAAAACAAAGATTATGAAAGAACCAATTATTGAAACTTATGTAGCGCAAAATAAAAGACTTCCCTATCAAATTGCTATGGGAATTTGCGCTGCCTTTATTGTTGGGTTGATTTATAGCCCAATTAATACTAATTATCACTACACCTCATTTGTTCCTATTATTGAACGAGATACCGTTTACGTTCACAAAATTACCTCACTTACAATCCAAGGTAAGGAAGAAAAAAAGGAAATAGATGAAAGTGCTTACGGATCACGCTCTTATGGTTATGAGGTGCGCAAGTTATCCGGATTACAATTAAGACAAACGCTTGAAGGTCGCGGCTTTAGAAACCTTGAAAAGGTTGACAGAGCAAAGTTAAGACGTATATATCTTGCGTATTGCTATGAGTCAATGTTGATGAATGTTCACCTTTTAACTGATTTTCCAGTAAGCATGATTTATTCTTTTTTTATTATTGAAGCTACAAGTCAAGGTATTGAAACAGACCTTTGGAGAAAACACGCAAACGCTGGTGGTGTAAAGGCTTTAAAGGGTCAACAATCAGTAACATATAAAACACGAGAGGTAATAAGAGGTAGAGACAAGTATATAAGGGCAAAGTTTATGAAAGCCGAAACAACAGAAAAAGGAATGGAACTTTGGGCTGGTGTTCTTAATTCCGGAAGATATGCAGCCTGTAAAAAGGCAAATTACAAGATTAAAGGAATTAAACTTTATGAATCAATTTGCAAATGTGTTTACAAGTCTGGTTATCACACCGATAGAGATTATAAGTTTAGAGCGACATTAATGGCCGAGTATTGGCAGATTAAAAAGGATAACTTTCCTTTAAAACAAAATTACAATGAATTTTAAATTTGAACCAATGGAAAAAAATTTTACAAACACTCAATTTAAATGGACATTTGAAAGCATATCGGACAATATTCCGACGATTATGCTTCTTACAATTGTCTTAACCTACGGTATAAATGCATATCTTACCGCTATATTTTTACCAATGGAATTTTGGTTAGCTATCATTGCTGCTTCAATTCTTCAATTAGGGCGATTTGCAGTCGTTTTCATGGACTTTCTTAATCCAACTAAAGGTAGAAGCACTTATCCACCTAAGATAGCCTTAGGAGCAACTATAGTGGCTTTAGTAGAAATCTTTTTTGGTTTACAAGAACAATACGAAGGCGGTGAGTTTATAACCATGTTTCTTTTTGTTGGTACAATTGTAGTTTTTGGTTATCTTTTGGAAATAAACTTTGTAGACAAAGGTGTTGAAGCTTACGGAATAAACAACCAAAAAAAAACAAGAAGAAGAACACCAAGGAAACCAAAGGAGAACAAACAAACAATAGAATTAAACAAAGCAATATCATGAAGGTAATTGGTGTAGATCCTGCAATAAGGGAAAATGGTCAAGCGATTTGTATATTAGATACAATGACAAAAAAATTAGAGTTTATGAAATTTAAACAGTTTGTTGATTTTTTAAACTACATAATGAACATTGATACAAATGAAGACTACTACTTTATTATTGAGGACTCATCTATGCAAAACATTACTTTTATAAAAGGCTATAATAACAATGTTCAGAGTTCAATTTCAAGAAGAGTTGGCATGAACCAAGCGGCATCAACCATTACAAAACAATGGATTGAGGTAAATAACTACAAACATATTTGCGTTAGTCCCTTGCAAAAAGGTGCAAAATGGAATAAGCAATATATGTTAGCAGTTCTTAAAGGAGAAAATTATATTACGGACATTCCTGCAATCAAAATAACCCAGGATATGATTGACGCATTTACCCTTGTTTTTAAATTTAAACCAAAATCAATATGAAGACTAAAAAAACAGATTATTTAAAGTTGGCTATCATGACAGATAAGCCTGTTAATTTTAATCTACAAGTTCCATCTTTTAATGCTCTTGTAACATTTTACAGTAAGCCGATGGGTTCAAATTTAGGTGAACCATATAAAAATATGGAATCTAAAAGAATTGCATCTATATTGGCAAAAGCAATAATTAGCAAAAAACTTGAACCAAGCATGGAAGGTAAAGCAATCGATATGATTAAAAGGATAGGATACTAAAATACTTTTTAATTGCATTAAAGTGAGCATTGGCAATTTTGTGTTGACTTTCCTTATTAAACATTTTCATTGCATCGTTCCTGTCCGTAAAGAAACCATTCTCGGTTAATACGGCAGGAACTTTTACATTACAAACCATGTGGAATTTAGCTTCTTTGTCAACATCACCATCAGTAATGTCTGGTCGCATTCTAAACAAGTTAGTATTTTTTACCTCATCATACATTAATGTAGCCAAAGTATCTGCTTGTGTTTGACCTGGACTTGTAAATACTTCCCAACCATTTGCACCTTTAGGTCCTGCATTACCATGAACCGAAACAAGTATTGCAGCATCATAATCCTTAAACGCATTAGCTTTGCTTGATCGCAGTTTTAAAGGTGTATCATCGATTTCGTGATAAAGTTTTAAAGTATTAAAACCTTCTGTCTTTAACATTACATCTAATAAATCTACGATATCTCTATTAAAAACACCCTCAAAAAACCACCCATAACCATGGAATAGTTGGTGAGATGTATGCTGAAAGCATTTACTTGGGTAAGTTGTATACCTATGCGGTATGTCAAATTTCTTACCCAAACCACCATGACCGGCATCTAAAAAAATAGTAAATCTGTTCTTTTCCATATTTTATATTTTGAAGGGCGATGTAAATCAATACACCGCCCTGTAAACGCATAAGGTAGCGATTCTCTGCGCCTATAATTTAAAACCAATAAGAGCAAAGGCTGCTGAAATAAGTCCTAATTTAGCTGGTAACTTTACTTCAATTTCCTTCCCAGCACATTCGCGGCTTGTCTCCTTGATTTTGTCCCAAATAATTTGAGCAAGTTGCACATATTCTCTCCAAGTAAATTTTACTTTGTTTCCCTCAAGATGAACATTTATCTCCGAAGCTAACTCCGCAAAGTTCATTGAGTAACAAGCCACGTCGCCCATAGGTGACTTTATTCCATCTGCATTTTTAAGGGCATCTTTTAAATTAGTTTGCATATTATTTGTTTTAACGTTTAAAAAATCTAAGAATAATTGTACCAATATTTGTTCCAGTTATGGATTTAATATTTTCCGAAATACTAAACAATTCCGTGGCTGCAATGATGAAGCTTACAGAATAGGTTATCTGCGATGGCAGTTGGAAAGTGATACTTGCCCCATGAAAAATCATGATACCGCAGAAATAGGTAAGTATCTTTTGCGATGTGCGATAAAGCCCTTTACTTGTTATCGGCTCTTTTCGTTTCTTAGCCGCAAGGATTCCCGTAACTGTGTCTGCAAAAACTACAAAGATTGTAAATATTAAGAAATGTTTAATAGGTAGGAAAAACGAGAATAGCACTCCGCAACAAATGGAATAGGCAATGCCATCGTACCCAAGTTTAAAGATGTTGTAGATTACTGCTTTCATCGGTTTAAAACTAAACGCCTAACAATACTTTTTCCATCTTGTGAAACATATAATTTCCTTCCTTCGTCCCAATACAAATCTAAGAAATTTCCTGTTGTTGGAAATCCAGTTAAACGTATTAATGATTTTCCAAAACCATATAACACCCTTGCCGTTGTACCTTGCACCGTGTAACGGAAAGAGCCATTAGCTGCTTTGTTCCATGTAATTGGAATCGCTCCGCTTCCTGTGTTTATTGTCCATCTAAAGGTTGAATCATTTAAATGTTCAAAGGTTTGCAATCCCAATGATTCAATAGGACTTTTGCCTGTGATTTGCGTAATACCATTATTTTCCCTTATTGCGCCTGTTATTTCTTTTGAATAGAAATACGAACCATTTACAAAGTTGGCAAAACTATTTGCCGTACTTTCAAATTTCTGCAATGCTGATAAATAAAATTGAGCCGTATCACCAATGATAGTCACTTTTTCGTAGTACGAATCATCATCGTATTCAATCCTATTTAAAAGGTAAAACTTGCTATTTTTTGAAATGACATAAGCCGTATCAAAAATAGGTGATTGAGCATTTAAAACGCTTGTGCAAAAAGCCAATAAAATTAATATCCTTTTCATATTTATAATTTATTTTGTTACGAATACTTTGAATAATGCTGATGCTGGGTTAACTGTTCCCGATGAATAATTATTAAATCTTACCGTTACTGTGTTTGCAGCCGATACCCATGCCGAATAACTTGTATTTGCATTTACGGCAGCATTTGGAACACCTAACGAAACAACGTCACCATCTGCTGCACCTGTCACAGTAATTGTTAAATCAGCTGATAATAAAGTTGTGGTTGAAGGAAAATCAAGAGTAGCTGAACCTGTTAAGCCGTGGTTTACCGTGTGCCTTGTTGTGGATGGTGAAAAGAAAAGGTTTGTACCGTTAAACTCCATGGCTCCAGCCTCCGCAGTTGTAAGATTTGTCCCACTTGTAAATTTCAAAGGTGCGGTTGATGCGGAGGCTGTGCCTGCCAATAAATGTAATGCAGCTGATGGCGATAATATTCCTATACCAACATTACCACGTCGACCACCTGCAAAGCCATCTGGCAAATCAATAATAAAATCACTGCCTGTTCTTGTACTGCCAGAAGTTGGCGTTATTCCTTTAAAATAAATATCACTGCCATCTGTACCACCTCCTAATCCTGTGCCATTTACATAAAATAAATAAGTTGTTGATGGTAATGTATCTGCTGTGTTAAAAATAAATTGCTTAAATTTTACGTGATAATTAGCATAAGTAGCATTACCAAAAGTAAACGTTCTATTAGTCGACACATTATTTGCCGATTGTGTTATAACAGAATTATTTAAATTGTCTCTTATAACTCCGTTAAATTGAAAATTTGAACTTGTTAATTTTCCTGTAAATGTTTTATCTCCAGCAATGGTGCTTTGATTTGTTGTTAAATCTACAAAGTTTTGGGTTGCGCTTCCCGTTCCCCCATTTGCAACAGGCAAAACACCCGTTAATCCGGATGATATAGAACCTATTGTAGCCACGCTCCAAACATTTGTAGCACGGTTGTAATTGTAAAACCTATGATTTGCCGTATCAAGAATAATATACGCACTTGTATCACTTGATGGTGTTATAATACCAGTATCCGCAAGTACACCCCGATACACAAGCCCATCGGCAGTAGTCTGTTCTCCAAGCGTTATCTTTTGATTGCCGTTGCTCGGATACTGTGCCAATGCAAGGCAAGGCAAAAGGAGGAGGAAAAGGGGAAGGAGTTGTTTCATGTTTTTGTTTTTTACAATTAATACATAGGTGAATACGAAAGAACATACCATTTAATTCCATCGCTTTGCAAAATAGTACAATAACCACCTACAATACCAACAGATGCACCTTCTCCATCTGTTATTACAAAAGAATTATTTGAAGGTGTTACAATTGTTAAAGCTTCATTACCTTCTGGCGTGTCAAAAATTGAAATAGTATATTTTATACCTACTGCATCAGAAGCATTAGGTATTGTTAGTGTTTTATTAGAGGTTAAAGTAGTGTAAATAATTGTATGATTAGCAGTTGTTGCGGTATAGTTTGCATTACTTATTTTAACAATAGGTAAACCAAAATTTTTCTTAAATAAAACATCTGCTTCAAATCTTGATGAATCATTTAAAATAATTTTATTTGTAAAAGTTTTATCTCCAGCAATAGTTTCATTTCCCGTTAATCCTACTTTACCATTAATCCTATTACTTAAGTTAACTGTGTCAAGATTGGTAAGTACATTGTTACCGTTTTCGGTAATGTCACCAGTTACCGCAAGGGTACTTGATAACGTGGCTGCGCCTGTTACACCGAGCGTGCCGTTAATATCAAGTTTATAAATTGGAGTGTCATCATTTATACCAATATCGCCATTGTAGTTAATGTAAATTCTATTAGTATTTTGTTGACCTATATCGCTTGTATATAATGCTAAAGAATTTCTTTTATTATCTCCACCTTGTTTTGAGTAATTTCTTAAGCCACTTCCAAAAGCAGAAAATTCAACACCCAATACGTTTGAATTTGCAAAAAATAAATTACCAGAACTTCCAGCTAAAGAAGAATCTGGAAATATCATAACTGTTCCGCCTCTTAAATATGCGCCTACATTAAAAATAGATTGTTCACCTATTCCAACATTAAATGGTGTATATGTGCCTTTATCATAAATGTTTGTAAATCTTAATGTAGATGAACCATTTACAGACAAATTACCCGTCAATGTTCCCCCTGTTAATGGCAAATAAGTTGAAGCCGCAACCCCTGAGCGTAAATAATTAGTTAGCATCAAAGATGTATCAGAAATATTTAATTTAGTTGCAAATCTGGAAGTAAGGTTTAATAGTGTTGTGTCTGCACGTCTTAAATATTTAGATAGCATTAAGGTTGTGTCAGATATATTTAACTTAGTATTAAA